ATATGCGAAGAGCGCGACCATGCTCATCAGGCAGCTCGTTGATGCAGGTACGCTCAGTAATTTACCGGGCGGACTCAAGTCAAGAGGCTTGCGGATTAAAGGTGACGACACGCCGATCGCTCCCGGAGAGTTTCGTGATGTCGACGTACCAAGCGGTTCCATTAGAGACAATATCCTGCCTCTGCCTTACAAGGAGCCCAGTCAGGTTCTCTACACCTTGTTCCAGAACATTGTGCAAGAGGGTAGGCAGTTCGCATCCGCAGGGGACATGAAGGTCAGTGACATGAGTGCGCAAGCACCCGTGGGTACAACACTGGCAATTCTGGAGCGCACACTTAAAGTGATGGGCGCAGTGCAAGCGCGTATGCACTACAGCATGAAGCAAGAGTTCAAACTCTTGAAAGCAATCATCGCTGACTACACACCAGATGAGTATGACTACGAGCCAATCGAAGGTTCACGTCGTGCGAAGAAATCTGACTATGACATGGTTGCTGTGATTCCTGTGAGCGATCCAAACGCTGCAACAATGGCGCAGAAGATTGTTCAGTATCAAGCTGCACTCCAGCTTGCGCAGACAGCACCACAACTCTACGATCTCCCTTTATTGCATCGCCAGATGATTGAGGTGTTGGGCATCAAGAACGCAGCTAAGCTAGTGCCAATTGAAGACGATCAGCGTCCTACAGATCCAGTGCAAGAGAACCAGAACTGTTTGACTGGCAAACCAATGAAGGCGTTCATCGAGCAGGATCACCAAGCTCACATCGCTGTACATACCAGCATGTTGCAGAACCCCAAGATCATGGGTCTCATTCAGCAGACTCCACAGGGTCAGGCGATCATGGCTGCGATGCAAGCACACATCAACGAACACTTGGCGTTTGCGTATCGCAAAGAAGTCGAGCAGACTGTTGGCCTCCTGTTACCTACAGAGGAGCAAGAGAAGAACATGGCTCCAGAGGTGGCTGCGCAAGTTGCACAACTCTCTGCACAAGCGTCTGTTCGTATGACTCAGCAAGCTCAGGCTCAAGCTGCCCAACAGCAAGCTATGCAGCAAGCACAAGACCCCATCATTCAGCTACAGCAGCAAGAGTTGCAAATCAAGATGCAAGAGTTGCAGCTTAAGGCTCAGAAACAACAGATTGATGCAGCAGCTAAAGCCGATCAAATTGAGCTTGAGCAAGCCCGCATCGCGGCGCAAAAAGAAATCGCGGCTATGCAAGTTGGTGCAAGCGCAGCCGCTGCAAAGGACAAACTTCAGAAGCAACAGCTTATTGAAGGTACCAAGATTGGCGCTGACATCGCCAAGCACCGCGCTCAGATGGCCGTGCAAATGGCGCAAAGAGCATCTCAGAAACCTAAGAAGGAGAAAGATTGAACGACTACAAACTATTGGCGTACGCAGTCAAAGAGATCGACAAGCTAAAACAAGAGCGTGAAGCTTACGTAGCAGCGGGTCGAGCTGACAGCATCGAAGAGTATCGCCAAGTCTGCGGGGTCATCCGAGGCCTCAACCTCGCAGAGAACATCATTAATGAGCTCGTGCAAAAAATGGAGAAATCCGATGAATGAATTTAACGTCGCTGCTGTCGACCTGTCTGGCATTTTGAACAAGCCAGCGGAAGATAAAGCTAAGCAGTTGCCTGATCCGAAAACCTTCCACATGCTTTGCGTGGTTCCAGAAGCTATGCAAGAGTATGCCGACAGTGAAGTAGGCATCATCAAATCCAGCCAGTCTATGCACTACGAAGAAGTGCTGACTCCTGTGCTTTTTGTCGTCAAGCTAGGGCCTGACTGCTACAAAGATACCACTCGGTTCCCTAGTGGCCCGAGCTGCAAGGAAGGTGATTTCATCATCGTCCGACCAAATTCAGGCACCCGTCTGAAGATTCATGGCCGTGAATTCCGCATCCTCAATGATGATTCGGTTGAAGCAGTCGTGGAAGACCCCCGTGGCATTACACGTGCATCATAAGGAGATAACGCATGGCACAAGCTGAGTTCAAAGGCGATGACTTTGAGTTTCCTGACGAAAAGGAAGCTAAGGGTAAACCCGTAGAAACAGAGGTAGAAGACGACGGTTTTGATATTGAAATCGAAGACGATACGCCTCGTAGAGATCGTGGCCGCAAGCCCGATGACACACCACCTGAAGACCCTACTGAAGATGAACTCGCCACCTATGACGAGAAAGTTCAGGCACGTCTGAAGAAATTTACACGCGGCTACCATGATGAGCGTCGTGCAAAAGAAGAAGCACTGCGTGAACGCGAAGCGGCTGAGAAGCTGGCTAAGCAATTGTGGGAGCAAAACCGCAAGCTGCAAGAACAAGTTGAGCTTGGGTCTAAAGCGTACATCGAGCAGTCAAAGAGTTCCGCTGAAATGGAATTTGAGAACGCTAAGAAGAAGTACAAGGAAGCTTATGAGTCCGGAGATTCTGATGCTTTGGTAGAAGCACAAGCAGAAGTTTCGCGGGCTACTTTGAATCTTGACAAGGTTCAGAACATGAGGCCTTTACAAGTCGAAGAAAAAGATGTACAAATACAACAACGTAGTACAAATCAACCTAATGTGTCGCAGCGCGATCAGCGTTGGATGCAGAAAAACACTTGGTTTGGCACTGATCCTGAAATGACAGCATCCGCCCTCGGGTTGCATCAAAAGCTGGCTAGGGAACACGGTGCAGACTTTGTGGGTACAGAGGAGTACTACAAACGAGTAGATGCTACTATGCGTCGAAGATTTCCTGAGTATTATGAAGATACTCAGAGCGATGAAGATGATACTCCTTCGAAAAAGGTATCAGAACCGGCTTACGAGGACGAACCTCCGCGCCGTGCAACTAAACCCGCTAATGTGGTGGCACCCGCCTCCCGTAGCACTCCGCCTAACCGCGTGAAGTTAAAAGCATCAGAAGCAGCGATCGCTCGCCGTCTTGGGGTGCCGATTGAACTCTACGCTAAACAGGTTGCTCAACTGAAAAGAGGTGAATAATGGATCAAGTTTTAACGTCTGGAAAGACACAAAATCGCACTGCTCGTGAAGCGGATTCTCGTCAAGTGATGCAACGCCCCGAAGCGTGGCGTCCTCCCGAGACCCTTCCTAGTCCTGACCAACGTCCGGGCTGGTCGCACCGTTGGGTGCGTATCAGTACGCTAGGCACTGCCGATCCAAGCAACATTTCTTCTAAGTTACGTGAAGGATACGAACCCTGCAAAGCAGAAGAATATCCCGAACTCATGATGCACGCTACCACGGAAGGTCGCTTTAAAGGCAACATTGAAGTGGGCGGTCTGTTGCTCTGCCGCATCCCTGAAGAGTTTTTGAAACAACGTATGGAGTACTACTCCAACCAAAACAAAGCTCAGATGGACTCAGTGGACAACAATTTCCTTCGTGAAAGCGATCCTCGGATGCCCCTTTTCTCAGAAAAGAAAACCAAGGTCACTTTCGGTTCTGGTTCATAAATTAGGAGTCTTTTATGGCTTATCCAACGGTAAACGCCCCTTACGGGCTTAAGCCGATCAATCTGTACGGTGGTACTCCCTTCGCGGGCGCTACTCGCCAGTATCAGATTGCTTCTGGCTACAACACCAGCATTTTCTACGGTGATGTTGTCGAGATGATTAACGACGGTACTATTATCAAGTCCGCTGTTACTACTGCTCGTGCAACTGTAACAACATCGCAGATCATTGGTGTCTTCTTGGGCTGCTCTTACGTTAACGCGCAAGGTCAAACCATTTTCGCTCAGTACTTCCCCGCTAACACAGCAGCGCCTACTGGTACCACCATTACCGCTTTCGTGGTTAATGACCCCAACACGCTGTTCAAAGTTGTTATCGCTGCAGGTGCTACACCTAACGACGCCACTTCTGGCTTGTTGCCTTCCTCTACTACACAGTACACAGTTGTTGGTACTAACGTAGCATTGGTGCAGAACACCGGCTCTACTTCTACTGGTGACAGTAAAGTTGCAGTTGCTTCTTCTGCTACTACAGGCACATTGCCAATGAACGTTGTTGACGTGGTTCCCGAGACATCTTATGTCAACGGTTCTGGCAACGTCGTTTACCCCGAGCTCATCGTTCGTTGGAACTTTGAGATTCATACAACCACTATCGCTTCTGGCGTTTAATCAAGGAGCTAAAACATGGCTATTTCACGCGCACAACTGCTGAAAGAGTTGCTCCCCGGTCTGAACGCTTTGTTCGGTATGGAGTATGCTCGCTACGGCGAAGAGCACAAAGAGATCTACGAAACAGAGACCTCTGAGCGTTCATTCGAAGAAGAGACCAAATTGTCTGGCTTCTCTGCTGCACCTGTTAAGAACGAGGGCTCTGCCATCGCTTATGACAATGCACAAGAAGCATGGTCTACTCGATATACACACGAAACCATTGCCTTGGGTTTCTCAATCACTGAAGAAGCGATTGAAGATAACTTGTACGACAGCTTGTCTGCTCGTTACACCAAGTCATTGGCTCGTGCTATGGCTTACACCAAGCAAGTTAAGGCTGCTGCAGTCTTGAACAACGGCTTCTCATCTAGCTACCCCGGTGGCGACGGTGTGTCTTTGTTTAACACAGCTCACCCCTTGATCTCTGGTGGCGTTAACAGCAACACTCCCGCTACTCAAGTTGACCTGAACGAGACTTCTTTGGAAGCCGCCGTTATTCAGATCGCTGCTTGGACAGACGAGCGTGGCTTGCTGATCGCTGCTAAGCCCAAGAAATTGGTTGTTCCCCCAGCTCTCATGTTCACGGCTAAACGCCTGTTGGATACAGAGTTGCGTGTGGCTACAGCGGATAACGACATCAACGCGATTAAGCAGATGGGCGCTATCCCTGAAGGTTACACAGTTAACCACTTCTTGACAGACACAAACGCTTGGTTCTTGACAACTGACGTGCCTAACGGTCTGAAGCACTTCGTTCGTACACCGCTGCAAAACAGCATGGACGGCGACTTTGACACAGGTAACGTTCGTTACAAGGCCCGCGAGCGTTATAGCTTCGGCTGGTCTGATCCCCTCGGTATGTGGGGTTCTTCAGGTTCTACCTGATAAAAACGAAGAGGGGGCCTTGTGCCCCCTTTTCTTTTGTTGTATATTGCAATCACTCCGGGGTTTTCCGGTGTTCTGACAGTCCCGGCTGACGACATGCAGACAGAACACCTCCACTTGCATGTAAGGAAATGACATGGCACGCACAAGTTTTAACGGCCCAGTAGCCTCCGCTAACGGTTTCATTGGTGACTTCACTGGTAACGTTACAGGTAATGTGACCGGCACTTTGACCTCCACAACTACAACTTCCACTGCTTTGGGTGCTATCGGCAACGCCGTCAACACCACTGGTAAAGCTTTGGGCACAACGTTGTACAACACAACTACCAAGACTTTCTACGTTGCTCAAGGCGCTACAGCCGCTAGCACATGGATTGCAATGGACGGTACTACTACCATCACTCCCGCCTAATTAGGAGCATCTCACCATGATGCAATATGACGTACTTGTATCGCAGCCGCTAGGCTCGTCGAATACATTTAAAGCACAAAACGGTGATGTCATTGGACGTTGCCGGATCAAGGCCATCTACGGTACGTCTGGTGCTGCTGCTGGTACTGTGACCCTATACAACGGCTCCACTGCTGGCTCAGTTGCTCTGATGACTGTTAGTACTCCTACAGCGGCTAATCAAGGTACCTTTTGGATCCTGATGCCCGGTGAAGGTGTTCTGGCAAAGGATGGTGTTTATGCTGCCCTTTCCAGCGTAGATTCAGTGATGATTATCTATGGCTAAGTCACCAGCATGGCAGCGCAAGGAAGGCAAGAACCCAAAGGGTGGCTTGAATGCCAAGGGTCGCGCCTCCGCCAAAAAGCAAGGGATGAATTTAAAACCTCCCCAGCCGGAAGGCGGCTCACGCCGAGACTCTTTCTGCGCAAGGATGACTGGCATGAAGAAGAAATTGACGAGCGAGAAGACGGCCAAAGACCCAAACTCGCGAATCAATAAATCTTTAAGAGCTTGGAATTGCTGACATGGAACTGATGATTTGGAATGTCATTTTGTCCTTTGCATCAGGTCTCCTGATGTTCTGGGTAAAGGTGTCCCATGACGAAGTGAAACGCTTAGGCATTTTGCTGAGTAAGACACGCGAAGAGCATTCTGATAAGTTCGTTACCAAGCAGGATATGCACAACGATATCAATCGCGTGCTGACTCGTTTAGACAGGCTTGAAAGCAAGATTGATGATTTTATGAAGGAGCAGCGAAGTGCCCTCGGTTAGTGCAAAACAAAAGCGTTTCATGGACGCTGCAGCCCATAACCCACAGTTTGCAAAAGCTGCTGGTGTTCCTGTTGCCGTGGCTAAAGACTTTAGCGAGTCGAGCAAAGGCATGAAGTTTGGCAAAGACACTGATACTTCTCGTGCTGATCTTCAAAAGATTAACAAACCCAAGACACTTCACGGCAAGATGTCGATCATGAAAGGTGGCGGTATGGCTACTAAGAAACTGTTTGGCGGCAAAGAGTCCTACAAGGAAGAGCTGGCCGAGGCTAAAGCGATTAAGTCGGGCAAGATCACCCCCCAGCAATACGCACGCGGTGAAAAATCTGAAGGGGAAACCAAAATGAAAAAGATGGCTAAAGGCGGTAGCGCCGGTAACGGTATCACTACAGCAAAGATGGGCGCTGTTAAATCTGGCGGCAACAAAGGCAAGGGCGAGCACGCCATTCAATCAAAAGGCTTGTCAAAGGGCACAATGATTACAATGAAGGGCTCTAAGCCTCTGGGTATGAAAAAGGGCGGCAAAGCCTGCTAATTTAAGGAGCCTACTATGGCCGATCCAGTTTACACTGCTGAAATGGGGCAGCCGCCTACAGATCCCGAAGGCGTTCCTGCTACTAAAAAACCGGCAGCTAAAAAGCCAGCGCCAAAGAAGCCTGCACCCCCAAAGGATACAGTCTTCCGCGAAGGTATGCCCGTGCCTCAAGACATTGATGGCGCATCCGTAAGCAAAAAAGCTAAAGGCGGTACAGCTTCTAGCCGTGCTGACGGCATTGCCTCACGTGGCAAGACCAAATGCAAAATGTATTGAGGTGAAATCATGATGGCATCCCGAGGAATGGGTGATATCAACCCAAGCAAAATGCCGAAAGGTGTACGCAAGTCGCGTAGGGATGACACTGATTTCACTAAGTACGCTTCTGGTGGCAAAGTAAACGCCGCTGGCAATTACACAAAACCCGGTCTGCGTAAGCGGATTGTGTCTCAAGTAAAGGCCGCAGCGACCCAAGGCACTAAAGCAGGTCAATGGTCTGCACGTAAAGCACAGCTTGTTGCCAAGAAGTACAAGGCGGCTGGCGGGGGTTACAGAGATTGAAAGCCCCACAGCAATCCCTTAAAGACTGGGGCGACCAGAAATGGAGAACCAAAAGTGGAAAACCGTCTAGTAAAACTGGCGAGCGATACCTTCCAGAAGCTGCGATCAAAAGTCTCAGCCCTAGTGAGTACGCTGCAACAACGCGTGCGAAGCGTGCTGGCAAAAAAGCCGGAAAACAATTCGTAGCGCAACCAAAATCTATTGCAAAGAAAACAGCGGGGTTCAGATAATGGCTACAAAAAATTGGATTGCAGGCGCGATCAAGAAACCCGGTGCGCTACGAGCATCGTTGGGCGTTAAGTCCGGTAAAAAGATTCCAGCTAAAAAATTAGCTAAGGCTGCTAAAGCACCCGGTAAAATGGGCCAACGCGCACGTTTAGCGCAGACCCTTAAAGGCATGAAATAATGGCACTTACTTCTGGCGCATCTAGTTTTAATCTCCAACTCGATGAGTTAGTCGAGGAGGCGTTTGAACGCGCCGGGAGTGAACTGCGTACAGGCTATGACTTGCGCACTGCTCGCCGTAGTTTGAACATCATGTTTGCAGATTGGGCCAACCGTGGCATCAATATGTGGACTATCGAGCAAGGTGAAATCAACCTTGTTCAGGGGCAAAATACATACGCCCTGCCTGACGATACAGTGGATTTGATTGAGCATGTTATCCGCACAGGTAACAACATCTCCGCTACTCAGGCCGACCTGACAATCACGCGTATTAGTGTTTCTACGTACGCTACGATTCCCAACAAAATCCAGCAAGCCCGTCCAATTCAGGTCTGGGTGCAGCGGTTCAACGGCCAGAATTCTCCCGTTTCCGCAACGCTTACAACAGCTATCAACGCTACAGATACAACGATTGTTTTGAACGACGTAACAGGTCTGCCAGCTACCGGTTTCATCAAGATTGATGACGAGATCATCAATTACAGCTACATCACACAGAACACAAACGCTGTTTCTGGCACGCTCTACAACTGCTTCCGTGGCCAACAAAACACAATTGCAGTGCCCCATACATCTACGACCACTGTGTACTGGGCTCAAGTTCCCGCTATTACAGTTTGGCCGACTCCAGATTCAGCCCAGCAGTACACGTTTGTTTACTGGCGTCTACGCCGCACACAGGATGCGGGTGGTGGTGTGAACGTGATGGACGTACCCTTCCGATTTATCCCTTGCTTGGCCGCTGGCCTGTCGTACTACTTGGCGTTGAAAGTCGCCGGGGGCGCTGAGCGCTTACCTGTACTGAAGCAGCAATATGATGAAGCTTGGGAGCTGGCCGCAACAGAAGACCGAGAGAAAGCCGCAGTGCGGTTTGTACCTCGTCAGCAGTTCATTGGTGGAGGCACCTAATGGGCAATCGGTTTGCTTCCGGTAAATGGGCGATTGCGCAGTGCGACCGTTGTGATGGTCGCTTCAAGCTGAAAGTATTGCGCAAAGAAATTATCAAGACGAAGAACTACGACTTGTTGGTTTGCCCTGAGTGCTGGGATCCCGATCAGCCACAGTTGCAACTAGGTATGTACCCAGTGGATGACCCACAGGGTTTGAGAAATCCTCGTCCAGATCGAAGCTACTATCAGTCTGGTTTGAGCGGTCTACAGATTCTAAATACCAACAGCACCGCACCTGATGCTGATGGTTATCCAGAGCAAGGTAGCCGAGTCTTTCAATGGGGATGGAATCCTGTTGGCGGGGCACGTGGCCCTGATGATGGTTTAACACCAAATTACTTGGTTTTAAACGTAGAAATTGGTACAGTTACGGTTACAACGACATAAGGAGTCGAACATGGACAAGCAAACGGTTAAAAAGATCGCCGACACCGAAGTGAAGGCCCACGAAAAGCGCATGCACCCCGGTGCAAAAAAGATGCGTGCTGGTGGCAAGACTAACAGCGACATGCTGAAGATGGGTCGTGGTTTGGCTAAAGTGGCTAACCAGATGAGCCCCGGTCGCCGTATGGGTCGTGGAGGCTAATCATGGCTAAAGTCAACAACAAACCTGCTTCAGCTTACGCTAAGCCCCACACAATGAGCGGCAAGGATGTCAAGATTTCTGACAACCCCGGTGGCGTACCAAACGACAAGTATTTGAAAGATACTGCTGTTAGCGTTGCAAACTCACGCAGCCAGCCATACCCAGAAACAAAAACATCTGGCATTAAGATTCGTGGCACAGGTGCTGCGACTAAAGGCTTGATGGCTCGAGGCCCAATGGCATGAATTACACTGAACTCAGCGACGCTATTCAAGCGTATACGGAGAATACTGAAGCGAACTTCATCGCTGAGATACCCGTGTTCGTTCGGCAAGCTGAGCAGCGTATTTACAATACCATTCAGTTCCCATCTATTCGTAAGAATGTGACTGGCGTTGTGTCCACTACTACGCCTTATCTGAGCGCACCCGATGATTTCTTGGCGGTGTATTCGTTTGCAGTCATTGATGCTGATGGCAACTACGAGTACATGCTGAACAAGGATGTTAACTTCATTCGCCAAGCGTATCCAAAAGCATCAGACATAGGGCTTCCAAAGTACTACGCTTTGTTTGGCCCCAAAGTAACAGGCGCTGTGATATCAGATACTTTGTCGTTCATCGTTGGCCCAAAACCCGATGCTAACTACGATGTAGAGCTTCACTATTACTACTACCCTGAGTCCATTACAGTAGCTGCTGACGGTGAAACATGGCTGGGTAACAACTTTGACTCCGTGCTTTTGTACGGTTCTTTGGTCGAGGCTTACACCTACATGAAGGGTGAGAACGACATGATGGCGTTGTATAACGGCAAATATCAAGAAGCACTTGCGTTGGCTAAACGTCTGGGCGATGGTATGGAGCGTCAAGATGCTTATCGTTCTGGTCAATATAGACAGGCGGTGACTTGATGGCTCTCCAACAAGGCGCTACCGATGCGTTCAAAACCGGCTTGATGAACGGCACGTATAACTTTACGTCCGGCTCTTTTAAGATTGCGTTGTACACAGGCTCAGCAACACTGGGCCCTGACACATCTGTTTATACAAGCCTAAACGAAGTTGTAGCTACAGGGTACACAGCGGGCGGTGAAGCACTGCCCGTTTCTGTTGTTCCAACATCCTCCAATAACATCACATATATTTCGTTTGCCAACGTAACTTGGTACGGCTCGATCACGGCGCGTGGCGCTTTGATTTACCAGTCTGGTGGTTCTAACCCGACTGTTTGTGTGTTGGACTTTGGTTCGGATAAAACTTCTATAACCTCGTTGACTGTGCAGTTCCCAACTGCAAACAGCTCCAACGCAATCATTCGTGTAACGTAAGGAAACCTATGGCGCTTGTAAACACAACCAAAGGCGAAATGGACGATTCTCTTCTTGAGAAAAAAGAAGGCTTCGTTGATAATGATGACGAATACACCACTTGGGTGGAGTATTGGTTGGATGGGGAACTTGTCCACCGTTCGGTGCACGTTCAATTAAAGAAAGCAGTGGTGCTCTCCGCTGCTACGGCTTCTTTCGAGTAAAGGAAATATCATGGCAAATACTCAAGCAATGTGCACATCGTTCATGCAAGAACTGATGACCGCAACTCATAACTTCACCACAGGTACAGGCAACACATTCAAAGCCGCTTTGTATTTGGCTTCCGCCACAGTGAACGCTTCAACAACAGCGTATTCATCTACTGGTGAAGTGACCGGCACAAACTATACTGCTGGTGGTGTAAACGTTACTAACGGTACGTCTCCGTCTTCTACTAATACATCCTCTACAGCAGGTGTTGCGTACTGGACACCCACAGCAAGTATCACGTACACAAACGTGACTTTGACGACTGCATTTGACGCTGTGTTGGTTTACAACTCATCGGCTTCTAACAAGGCTGTTAGCGTGCACACATTCGGCTCACAGACTGTGACTGCTGGTACGTTCACTTTGACAATGCCTTCTAACACCACATCGACTGCGTTGCTGCGTTTGGCTACAACCTGATCCTCCTAGATAGGAGGGCAGTAAATGACAACCGCATGGGGCGCAGGCTCGTGGGGCAGTAATAGCTGGGGAGGTCAGCAGTCTGAACTCTCTGGCGTTGCCGCGTCTGGCGGTGTTGGAACGCTAACACCTGAGACTATTTATGCCGTAGACATTACTGGCGTAGCGGCTACAGGTGCGGTTGGTAGTGTTACAGAGTCAAGCACGGTTGCGCTTACTGGCGTATCGGCTACAGGTCTCCCCGGAGAGGTTGCAATCCCCGGACGTGAGTCTGGACTATCCGGTGTTGGCGCAGTCGGTGCAGTTGGGAATGTTACGTCTGATGCAGCGGAAAGCGAAGACGGGGTTATTGCTACAGGTTCTGTTGGTACGGTTGGTATTACTAGGACTGTTGCAATTACTGGCGTTGGAGCTACGGGCGAAGCTGGTACTGTTGGGTTTACTTATGGCGCTAATATTGCCGGTAACGAAGCAACGGGTTCTGTAGGCAGTCTTTCCGTAGGCGCACGTTCTATTGCGCTTAGTGGAGTCACGGCTTCAGGTGCTGTTGGCACGGCAGTATTCAACTGGCAGGCTTTAGGGCAGCAAGCTACGGGTTCCGTTGGTAGTGTTTCAATGGGCGAACGCACTGTTGCTTTGACAGGCGTTGGTGGTTCTGGTTTGGTTGGTGATGATGTGCCGGTTAAATCGATAGCCATATCAGGAGTTTCAGCAACAGGTGCAGTTGGCACGATATCGGTTGGCGCAAGGCTTGTGGCCATCACTGGCAGTCAAGCAATGGGTAATGTCGGAAGTTTCGGTAAATTTTATTGGAGCTTAATTGATGACACCGAAGACGCAAACTGGCAAAATATCAACACGGTGTAGCCAAGTGCTGCACAAAGACAGGAGTTTTAAATGACTACAGGCGCAACGGGACAACTAGGACTTGCTCTACCAGTACAAGGCGAGCTGTCCGGCACATGGGGCGATACCGTCAACAACGGTATTACGCAGTACACCAACTTGGCTATTGCGGCTACGCTAACGCTGACCAATGACGGCGCAGTAACTCTGGCCAACACAACCGGCGATGCGGCAGCTTCCAACATCACGTCTACACTGACCGGTGCCGGTACAGTAACTGCTCAGCATGCAATTGTTCGTGTGACGGGTACGTTGACTACAACCAAGGTCATCACAGGCCCAAGCTACAGCAAAACTTATGTGGTGATTAACGACGCTACTGGCGGCTCAGTCACAATTAAAGCCAGCGGCCAAACAGGTGTCACGATCGCCGTAGGCGATAAAGCTTTGGTGGCGTACAACGGTACAGACTACGTGCGCGTAGGGGCATCGGCTGGCGGCTCAAACACACAGGTTCAGTACAACAGTGGCGGCAACTTGGCAGGTTCTGCCAACTTGACTTTTGATGGTACTAACTTAACGGCCAACACACTGACACCAACAAATGCTCTGGGGGCGGCCTATGGCGGTACTGGGCTAACTTCAACAACGCCTTATAGCGTGGTGTTTTCTGGCACTACAAGTACTGGAGCGTTTCAAGCTTCGGCTGGCCCCGGTACAGCTACATACGTGTTGACAAGTAATGGCGCAGGCGCATTACCCACATTCCAAGCACTGCCTGCTTCTGGTTTGACTAGAGCACAGGTTACGACAATCGCAATGTTATATAGCATCTAAGGAGCAATCATGGCTGCACCAAATATTCTCGCTTGCACAACAGCAACGCCACACACAGTTTCAATCACACCTGCAGATACTTCCCGTAATGCATTGGTGACTGCGCCAGCTACAGGCTCTGTACAAAAGATCAACCAGATCACAGTGTCCAACATTGACGGCACTGCAGCGTATGACGCAACGGTTGAGTTGCGTTTGGCTGATGGAACAACTTACCGCGCTCTTGGCTCCACAATCTCTGTGCCAGCCGACGCTACTCTGATTATGTTGGACAAAACTACGATGTTGTATTTGCTAGATACCAGCGTGACTGGCGAAGCAAGCACATTGTGGGCTACCAGCAGCACAGCCAGTAAGTTGACTTTCACAGTAAGCTACGAAACTCTCGCACCATAAAAGGGGGGCATCATGCCACTACGTCCTCCTGCTGGGTTTATCTCAGCTTTTTATGATCCGCTGAAGAATCCTAATGCGCCGACCATTGGTACGGCTACGGGGGATAATGAGGCAGCTTCTGTTGCCTTTACTGCTCCATCAAATGTGGGCGGTTCGGCCATCTCGTCTTACACGGCAATCTCAACTCCCGGCGGGTTTACAGGTTCTGCGGCATCTTCTCCTGTCACAGTGACAGGATTGACCAATGGCACAGCGTACACTTTTGCGGTGTGGGCTACAAATACTTACGGCCCAAGTGCGTATAGCGCAACCAGCAATAGCGTCACACCTGCTTTGCAACGAGGTTTGTTTGGTGGTGGCCAAACCGGTGGTGGTAATCGATCCAACACCATATCTTATGTTTCAATAAGTTCAACAGGTAACACGCAGTACTTTGGCGATTTGACAGTGGCGCGTTACGGGCTGGCTTGCTATGCGTCTAGTACTCGTGCTATCTGGGCTGGTGGCGAATACGGAAATGTTTTTTACAACGTAATTGACTACGTCACTATTACAACAACGGGAAACGCTACTAACTTTGGCACATTGACTGCTAACGGTAGATACAGCCTATCCGGTGCTTCAAACGAAACTAGGGGTTTGCAGTTTGCTGGGTATAACTCTCAAACCGGCCCCGGCTTTACAAACGTGATTGATTACGTCACCATCGCAACAACCGGTAACGCCACTGATTTTGGCGATACTAGCGTTACGCTATCTGACATGGGGGCTTGCTCTTCGACAACCCGTGCCGTGTACGCTGGGGGCTATCAAGGTAGTTCTCCACTTTCTGGTATGGGGTACGTAACTATTGCCTCAACTGGAAATTCAACATCGTTTGGTACCTTAAGCCCCTCTGTAGTATGGGTTGCAGGTTGCTCTAACAACACCAGAGGTTTGTTTGCAGGAGGCGCAACTAGCGCTACAACATCTGCGGCGGTTAACAACATTGAGTACATCACGATTGCGTCCGCGGGCAACACGACAGACTTTGGTGATTTAAATACGCTTGTTATAAGAATGGGAACCGCTTCTTCCCCAACAAGAGGTGTTTTTGCTGGCGGTACAAACTCATCTGGCACACAAATAAACACTATGGACTATGTAACGATTGCCTCGGAAGGTAACGCCACAGACTTTGGTGATCTAATAGGCGCTGTTCAGTTTTTAGGCGGCACATCAAACTGCCACGGGGGTTTATAAATGCCAAGTTATTCAGGTGTATGGACACTCACTGCGCAGTACCAAGCAAGAGGTGCGGGAACTTGGCCGACAAACGGGCCATATACAGGGTTGTTTGGGGGCGGGGATACTGGCAGTGGGTATGTTAATGTAATCTCCAAGATTACGTTTTCTACTACTGGTAATGCAACAAGCTTTGGCAACCTGCCACAAGGCCGTTCTGATTTGTTTGCTTGCTCTTCTTCAACCATCGCTTTGTTTGGAGGTGGTAATGCTCCGGGGGCAAACCAAGAGTTAAAAGTAAAAACAATTGCGTTTGCCTCTGGTGGTACAGCTACTGATTGGGGGGATTTGGCTACGGGTGTTTTGTACACCAACGCTATTTCAAACAGTACAACCGGATACGTATTTGCTGGTTTTAATAGCGGAGCAAACTTAAACCCAGCGGTGATTCAAGCCTTGACAATTGCGAGCGGTGGTACGCAGTCAACATTTGGAAATTTAACCACTCCTTCTAGGGCGGGTACGGGTGTGGCATCACCCACTCGCGGCGTTATGGCGCTTGGCTATACGTTTGAGTATGTCAACATTTTAGAGTACATTACTTTTGCCTCTGCGGGTAACGCAGTAGATTTTGGCGATTTACTTGTAGCAACAACGGCGGCTGGTTCTGGTAGCAATAGCACTCGTGGGCTTTTTGGTGGCGGTAATTATTCAGGCGGTCAGACCAATGGCATCGAGTACATTACTATTGCTACAACCGGCAACGGCACGGACTTTGGCGATTTGACTTTAGAACGTGCCACACGAGGCGCAGCTTCTCCAACACAAGTAGTATTTGCTGGCGGCTACAGTCAAGGCAGTGCAACAAATGTAATTGATTACGTGACTATTGGGACTGCTGGCAATGCTACAGATTTTGGCGATTTGACGGTGGCTTGTTACGCTAATGGGGCTGTCTCAAACGGCCACGGAGGACTTACATAATGGGTATCAAATCTTGGAATGCGGGAATCATCAGACCCGTCCCTGTACCTCCTGCTGGGCCGTATCAAGACGGCGCGGCTCCCGGTGTGTGGACGCTGGATCAGGTAGCCTTTTGGACTCAGCAAGGGCTGTGGCCTATTGCGGGTAATCTTGCACCGCTGGGTTTGTTTGGTGGTGGTCAGGATGCCAGTGGTCTTTCAAATGTTATTGATCGAATAAATATTGCTTCTGTTGGTAACGCAACTGATTTTGGTGATCTTTTATCAGCCGATAAACAGTTTGCTGCTTGCTCTTCAAGTGTGCGAGGTGTTTGGGCTGGTGGCGACACAGTCAACGTAATTCAGTACGTCACCATATCAACGGCTGGAAACTCTTCCGATTTTGGTGATCTTACTAATTCAAGATACAACCTTGCCGGTGCATCTAACAGTGTTCGCGGTATTTTTGGTGGTGGCCCATTGTCTGTCGGAACGTCAAACGTTATTGACTACATCACAATTGCTTCGACCGGTAACGCTACTGACTTCGGTGACATGACGGTGACTCGTGGTGCTTACGGAGCCTGCTCTTCCTCTTCCCGTGTTGTTTTTGGGGGTGGAGATGGGCCAACAAATGTTATGGATTATGTGACCATAGCATCGACTGGAAATGCTACGGACTTTGGTGACCTGCTGGTTGCACTAAATCAATTGGCAGGGTGCTCTTCTGCTACACGCGGTTTGTTTGGTGGTGGCAATGGCCCAAGCAATGTCATCCAATACATCACAATTGCCACTACAGGCAACGCTTTAGATTTTGGCGATTTATCAAATACAACACAAAACCCAGCCGCTTGCGCTTCAGACACTCGTGGTGTATTTGCTGGGGCAGCGAGGTTTTCCGGTGGTTGGATTGTTTCTAATGTGATTGATTACGTCACGATAGCTAGCACAGGAAACGCTACTGACTTCGGTGATTTAACCGTTGCCCGAGGTCAATTTGCAGGCTGCTCTTCAGGAGCCGCCGCTGTCCAGCCCACACCAACAAGTGCGGCTATGGCTTTCTTTGCTGGTAGTGGCGTCCCATCTAGTCTTATTCAGTACATCAACATTGCTACAACTGGTAATGCTTATATGTGGGGCGACTTGACTGTAGCCAGATCAACACCTCGTGGATGTGCGTCTTCTACACGCGGTTTGTTTGGGGGTGGTCTTGCCGGTAGCAATACTAATATTATTGACTACATTACTTTTTCAACTTTTGGCAACGCAGTTGATTTTGGAGATTTAATAGTCGCGCTTGAGCAATCATCCGCCTGCTCTTCATCTACTAGAGGTGTTTGGGGCGGTGGCGTTACTGGAACATACATTAACGTAATTCAGTATGTGACTATTGCAACAACTGGCGACGCATTGGATTTTGGTGACTTAACAGCGGCCAAAGGTTACCTTGCCGCTTGCGCATCCCCAACAGTGGGATTATTTGGCGCAGGTTTTTCCGGAACCAGAACCAATGTTATTGAGTCAATCACAATCGCCACAACAGGTAATGCCTCAGACTTTGGTGACTTGACAGCCGCGCTTGATAGCCTTGCTTCTTGTTCTTCTAACACGCGGGGCTTGTGGGGTGGGGGATACAACGGAAGCTCAAACACCAATGTCATTAACTACGTTACGATTGCTTCGGCTGGCAATGCTACAGATTTTGGTGATTTAAATTTTGCTACAAACGGTTTAGGCGCGGCATCTTCTACTGTGCGTGGTGTTTTTGCTGGGGGCGGTTCATCTAATGTCATTGATTACATCACCATTGCATCAACAGGAGACGCCACAGATTTTGGTGATTTAACTCAAAACACTGCGTACATGGGCGCTTGTTCCAACGCCCACGGTGGTTTATAGTGTAACTCCCAATAACACAGGAGAACCACTTGAACGACCTAATCATCAGCAACATCAACACGGCTTTAACCACTGTAAAGCCTGAGTACAACGTCATGTTGAGTAACATTGACGCTAAGATGCCAGCGGTGGTGCGTGACACCAGCAACTTCCACAAGAGCCATTCGCAGTTCATGCAAGTGACCTTGGACGTTACTGCCATCACGCCAATCCGTAGCATAAAACACACACTTGCTGAAATTGATCGTACCCGCGCAGCCCTGCAAGAAGCCTACATCAACATGCGTAAAAAGCAGGTTGAGATGAAAAAGAAGCAAGCAGAACTAGACGCTTGCACTGATCCGCTTGACCGAGAAATGCTTGAGATTGAGATTCTTGAGCTTGGCTCACACCTTGACGGCACACAAAACGCAGTCAACGGCGCTATCCGTAAGATGAACTTCATGGTCAATCAACACGCCCAGTTGCTGGAAGCTGTTGGCAAGAACGAGATTACCGAAGAAGACTACGAGAAGGAAGAGGCTCGTTATCACATCATGACTTGCATGAAGCAAGCCCTAAATGCGGCACGTTCACGCAGTGGCATGATTGACGAAGGCAACCTAATCTATTTGTTTGACTTGGGTATTAACGCTGCTCAAGCGCAGGCCGAAGTGTTTGCCTACCTGAACATGGAGAACCAGCTTATCTCCAACGGCCAAGCCCCAACGCACGAAATGACCATGCGCTGGCTGGAAGCCTGTGCTGACAAGTGGGAAAAAGACCCGGAGACCTTTGCCGCTCGCCGTGGCTTCTCTGTGTTTGATCCTACGTCACTGACCAACACACCGCAGTTGGAAAACAAATAATGCACCTAGTTGTCGGCACACCATGTTATGGGGGGATGATGTGTACTGAGTACACGGAGTCCCTGCTGGCACTCAAGGAAGCCTGCCTGATGAACAACATCAAGCTAACGTGCATATTCCTTGGGAACGAAAGTTTGGTGCAACGTGGCAGAAACACCATCGCGCACCACTTCATGCAGATGCAGGATGCAACCCACC